GTTGAAGATCACACAGTTGATTTAATGGAACCTATCGAAGAGCGACGCAAGCACAACGAGCAACGCATTGCCTGGCAGATGAAGCGTGCAGGTGAACGCTATGCACGCAAGGAGAAGGCTGCTAAGTCTGGCTATCAGACTAATGATGAAGCCTACTACGACTCAGCTAACCTTGGTCAGTTGCTTCCCTTTGTTATTGCATCCATCATAGATGGCACAGTATTAGAGCAAGCACAAGAGATGATTAGAGATGGGCAACCTAAAGGTTCATCTTCCCCTGCCGAAGGTGGAAACCTACTTGCTAACCTTATTGACATCAAGCGTGGCTATCTTAAGTTAGATCAAGATGACCAGACAATTCTTAGGCTTCGTTACCACGAGAACTTTACACTGCAACAGATAGCACAGGTACTAGAGTGCGCTGTCTCTACCGCAGATCGTAGGTGTGAGAAGTCTTTGCGTAGATTGCAGGACAACCTAGGTGGGGTGTCACCTTGGCAATGAACGAAGAGTTATTGTTTACCTTCTTGCGTGATGGTTTCTATCCTGACTTAGAGAAAGCACCAGGTATCTATGATGCCTTTGATTGTATCTCTGTCCAAGCAGGTCATTACATAGAGTTAAAGTGTAGACATACCCACTATCCCACGTTACTGATAGAGGAGATGAAGTATCGCAAGCTGATAACGCAAGCAGCAGAGCGAGATCTTATCCCCTACTACATCAACTCGACACCGCAAGGTGTCTTTTCTTTTGACCTAATGGATGTACCAGAACCTGAGTGGCTCAACCACTGGATGCCAGCAACAACAGAGTTCTCACGTTCTAATAAGGTCAGTAAGTTAGTAGGTTATCTACCAGTGGAAGAAGCCGTCCAATTATGAATACAGAAGATAAAAGAAAGTATTACAGGGAGTACCGTAGAAAGTACCGATTGAGAAATTCTTCTCAAGAAAGAGAATCTCAAAAAAGATACCGAGATAACAATAAAGATAAGCGTAAAAATGGTATGTTGTTATGGCGTTTTAACATAACACTTGAAGAGTATCAGGTTTTGTTTGAAACGCAGGGTGGTGTCTGTAAGATATGTAATAACCCTGAGACTGCCAAGAAAAACAAGAGCGAGGAACTTCGTATGCTTGCGGTAGATCACGACCATAATACTGGTAAGGTTAGAGGGCTTCTATGTGCAAGGTGTAATGTTCAACTAGGGCACTATGAAAAAACAAAACCAAGAGCACAAGAGTTTGAAAATTATTTAGAGGAAGCGGTGCAGCTCTGATGCAGTACGACTATCGTTGCCCTGATTGCAACAGCGTAATAACTATTGAACGTAGTATCCACGAGGAACCTCGTGAGCCATCTTGCTTTGACTGCCACATACCTATGGTACGTAAGTGGGACACGCCCTCTATCACCTTCAAGGGTAAAGGGTTTTACTCTACTGGTGGATAGTGTTACACTTTAGATCTTGGCAAGCGCCCGCTTGTTGAGTGCTAGCAAGAAGCCCCCGCCAAATGGCGAGGGCTTTTTGTTTTGCCAGGAAAGGGTTAAGAACCTAGCACATCTATTAGTTGCTTACCTATGGTGCGAGTATACACAGGTGGGATAGCTTCCACTAATTCTCCCCAGATCATCCAGTCAATTCCCATAGCCTCACGTGCTTGCTCAATAGTCTTTGCGGTGTGCCCCCCCCAGGGATCTCATCACGCATAGATCCGTAGATACCTACTGGCTTTCCCTGCTTCTTGTGGTCACATACTGAACCTGTTAGTTGCAGGTTAGACTCAAAGAGTCTATGTCTGCGTACCTTCAAATCAAATGATGAGCCACAGAATTGTACTGGGTTAATCAGTGGTGCACCTGGCACGTTCTCAATCACATAAGGCTTACCGCTTGCGATCAATGCCTCTCTTGTCTGCGGTATCAGATCAACCTTGTCCGTGCTCTTGCCCTGAGCATTACGTAAATGCTGAGTGCGTGAGTGTGTCTGACACGGTGGGCTAGCTGCAATCACATCAAAGGTACGCAAGTAATCTAGGTCTTGCAGTATCTCAAAGCAGTCTGCCTGTATAAAAGTAAATGGGTAACGCTTCTGCTTCTTGATGTCAATACCAGTAACCTCAAAGCCAGCATCAGCGTATCCTTTGCTCGCTCCTCCAGCCTTGCAGTAAAGATCAAGTAGTCTCATCAGTACCAACCTCGTCTGTTGCTATGTTGGAGAGCGCGACACGCACTCCCTCCATAGCGGTGACCAAGGTATCGTAAGCCGTGAAGGACTTGTAGTTCAGGCTCTCCACTACGCTCTCTAAGGAGTTGAGCAATTCCGAAAGCTGTACTTCTTGGGTTGTCTGCGAGGTGGTCAAACCTGCTCTCACGGGTCCATAAGGTGACAAGACATCTGATTTGGTTTTGATTGTAACCGAGTGCTCGTGCGTAACTAACTGCAAGTGCCTTGTTCTCACGCTTTTCCTCCATTGTTGCCTTTGTTCTTGCGACCACGCTTAGGTCGCTTGGAAACTCTCCCTTTACTGCGCGTTGGTCGGGAGCGAACACCCAAAGTAACGCTAACACGGGTATTACTAGCAACCCAATTCTTACCTTCTGTCTGGTCATTGTCCTTCTCCTCCGCTAACAAGTCTCTATACACGTTGGGATAGAGGTGAGACAGGCGCACTAGCGCACGATCTCTTGCTCGTCTGTAGTTTCGATAGTGAATTGCTTGCTTACCGCTGACTTCCTTACTCTCCATTGATCTTGTCCTCCCACACTATAAGCCCATAGACTACCAGCATTACCGCAGCTATCCCTAACCAGTACATCATAAGCTCGCTGCCCTTACTATCTCGGTGATGTCTAAGGTCTGCCCTACTAGGTGAGCGTCCTCCTCATCACTATCCCAGGCAGATACCAGCACACGACTGCCACTAGGTGCAAGGCTTAGCCATTGTATGCACTGCTCAGCGTTAGCCCCGCCCCACTCGTTCTCTCCCTCAGGTGTAAGCACCTCATAGAATAGGATTAAGTCCGACTTCTTGGGGTGTATGGTGTAGATGTTACTCACTCGCTTCCTCCTTAAGACTATCAATTAGAACCTTCATCTGCTTATAGGTGATGACACTCTCTAACCTACCTGCAAGGTACTCAGTAGCGTTCTCTCCCCATACCTTCTCCGATAACCTCACAAGGTTATAGACGGTGTACTCTAACTCAACCTCTTTAATTGTCATTGTTGTCTCCCTCGTCTAACCCAAACAAGCGAGCCATTGCACTATTGGCACGCTCTAGGTTCTTGATAGCCAAAGCTATCTCCTCCTCCTTGATGTTCTTCTCTGCTTGATCTAGGCATAAGTTAAACTTAGCCCGTAGGTATTCTTCGTTCATTACGCTACCTCTTCCACTACTACGTCGTCATAACCTAAGTCTTTCCACACCTTAACAATTTTAAGAGCTTGTGAGTGTGATAATAGATTACTACTCATTTCGCTACCGCCTACCCATACTGTCCACTTATTCATTACCCTCTCCCTCTTCCTGTGTGTAATCGTTATACCCTGTGCCATCATCACCATTTTCTTGGCGATCTTCCACCCACTCTTTTAGATTACTCATTACCCTCTCCCTCGCTTGGTAAACAAACAACGCACCAGGCGGTATCGTTGCCCTCTTTCCCTTTCACTTGCCATAAACCTTCAACGTCTGCCCACACTATGTCGTCTCGATCCAGCGTGTCACCACACTTGAAGCACTTAATTGGTGGCTCGTACTCTTCCGCATAGAAGATAGGATCATTTAACTCAGGCTCGTAGCTCATAGCCCACTACCTCCCACGCGCTATTTAACTTAGCCTCTTGCCACTCTCCACAATGCTCGCAAGAATAGTCTGCGTTAATAGTGGATAGCACTAACCCACGTAAGCCACAAAATCTGCACTTATCCATTTACTCTCTCTCCCTCTCTCATAATCTGCGGTAGGTTTAGTAATCGTCTCACTTGCGCGAGCTGATCTAGTCTGCCTTGATAGTAATTACGGTCATTACTTTCCGTTCCCGTACTAAGTCTCTCTAGTACCCACTCTGCCTCTACGTTTAAGAATTGCTCTAGCTCTTTCATTACTTAGCCTCTCCCTCTAGTGCGATCTTGAATTGTGCCTTAGCCTCGCGTAGCGTGTAGCCGTAGTATGTGCGGGTAAATAGGTATTCGCCCGCGCCCTCTCCTACAAAATCGGAGATTACATAAGCCCCGCTATGTCGTACTCTTTCGATAGTCATACTTAACCCTTACTCTTAATTATCCTACTAACCTTTAGTAAGATACTACCTTACTCTACCGCATAAGGGTAGAATAAGATAGTACCGCACTAACTAATCTTGATAGCGCATAGGCATAAGCAAGGCTCTCCAATTGATAGTGTCGCTTGTAATGCGTACACGCATAGGCTTGCCGTCGCCCGTAAAGTAAATCTTAATAGCTGCGCCCTTGCCCGCGATCTTGGCATAGTCTGCCATTAGAGCGGGGTTAAAGGCTACGCCCTCTACCGCGCTAGGCTCGCCCTCGCTCTTAGCGAATAGATCCGCCGTAGGTGGAAACTTTCCCTCTAATAGTGTCACGGTAAGGCTATCGCCTAGTGCGCTCACGGTTAGAGCGTTAGCGATACGGGTAAGCCCGATACGGTGAGCCTTATGCGCCTTAGCTAATGCAATTACGCGCTTGATGTCCTCTAGTGAGATAAGAGCCTTATCTAAGCTACCGTCTAACGCTCTCGCCCCTCCCTCAATTAGTCGGTATCTATCGGTAGCGCGTGCAACTAATAGCCCGCCCCCGCCCTCTATCTCTACCGCGTTAAGCGTAGGGAGTGACTTATCGCGCCCCGCGTGCGTGCTCACGCCCTCCAATAGCTCTAACAATTGATCGCCCGCAAGCTCTAAATTGTTAAGGCTCTCGCCCGCCGTGATGATCTTGTTATCCATTACTTTATTCATTACTTAACCCTTATTCTCTTAGTTATCCGATTTAGGTAATCGGCTACCGCCCACGGGTAAGCCCGTGAGCGATAGTCACTCACCTAGTGAAACTCTTTACCTAAGCACTTAGACATAGAGCCTATGCAATAGCCGTCCTCCGTCCACCATACGTTGCCCGCGATCCATAGAATTACACCGACAAGAGCTAACCAAAAGGCTACGCGTACCGCTAGGCGTAGGCGGTAATAGTTGCGGGATCTCATTAGTTCACCGCCTCTACCGTGTAGCCCTCGTACTTTAGGGCGTGGCTCATAGAGTAAGAGTGTGTTTTATGAAAGTACACGACTACCGCGAGCTCACTCTCTACGCGCTTAACCTCTACGCCGTCCCGCTTAATTGTGTAAAGCATTACGCCACCGCCTTAGCGTTACGGAAAACAAGATCGAAAGTCTCGTTTAGTAGATCCTCATTTAATGGCTTAAGTAACCACGCGCTACCCGCCTTGTATCCCGTAACCGCGCAAGGCTCTACTACGTCCCATTTAATCGCCTTGTTTTGGTGTACGCAATGCGAATTTAAGTCGTTTAGGTGTAGCTCTTGCCATAGTTCATAAAGGCGCTTGATACCCGCAAGGGTAAAGCCCTTAGCGGGTTCGGTAATCTCTAGTAGATAGCCGTAATTCTGCCCGCCTGATAACCAACCGCGATCGTGCACAATAGAGCCGTACTTACTAATTAGCGTGCCTGTAAAACTCATAGTGCGATAACCCGCAACACTCTCGTGTTCGATAGTCTGCGCCTCTCTAGCGTGATCCTTTAGCTCAATAGTTAAATAAAACTTTTCGCCGTTAATTGTGCGACCTATTAAAGTGTCTTTAATCTTAGTCATTTATTTACTCTTATCTATAGAGCTTGTTAGGTAAGTGAGTAGCTCTACAGGTATAAACATACACGACTATACCGTTATGTACAACTCTTAACGGTCATACTTTACAGGTGACTAGTCAGGTAACAAGGTAAACAGATAGGGCTTGAGTGTCTAGTACTTAGCGGGGTAATGGGTAGCCGATTAGGTAGGCAGATCGCTAGAGCTTAGGCGATTAGGTCACGGGCTAGAGCTATCGGTTAGCGGTTAGGGCTAGAGCTTGCAAGGTTAGGCGGTTACTTAATTAGATAGAGCTTAAGGGTTAGGGGTAGCCGTAGGGTTAGTCGGTTATTAAATCGGGGAATAGGGAGTATTAAATAAGTGCCGATCTAGTAGCAAGCCCTCCGTCTATTCCTACAGTTATCCACAGGTCTGACCAGTTATCCACAGGGTGCGGGCTGGCAGAAGCCCTGCCCAGCGCAGGACGGGCACCCCCCATTGCTTAATTTGACGCGGGGGAGGTATATATACCCCAACAAAAAATATTTGCTAAAGTTAAAGCTCGATCTGGCCTCTGACCTGCGGTTTTATATACTGTGATGAAGGTCACATTATAAAAACGGGAAATGCGTTAAATTTCCTGCCTTATATATAGTAAGGGGCTTTAGTAGGAAAGACCCTGAGTTGCTACGGTATGGCCTCTAGCGAGGCCCCTAGGCCGAGCACTAACTTACCCCTCAGTTCGCTGTGGCTCCTTCGGGCGCTAAGCCCGAACTGCCCAGTACTTTTAGTGGGGTGAGGTCTATCTACTGGTAGATGAAACCTTCCTCGCCTAGTATAAAGATGATCCGATTACGGCCCGTCCCCAATAAATTTTAGGAGATCACGTGGCTGACAATAGTGCCGATATTGCCAAGAGAATTATCCTTGGCTGTGTAGCAGAGGGTATGACCATTGAGGCCGCTTGCGCCTCTGCTGGTAAATCCATTAAGACATACGAGTACTATCGACGTACCGATAAGGTCTTTACCGACAAGGTTGACCGAACACGCCTTGGTCTTAAAGACAAGAGCTTTATTGATTCCGATGTCCACGACATCACCTTTGCCGAGTTCCGCCAGAAGTTCCTGCACTCTCAGACTTTCCCACACCAGCAAAACCTGGTAGATATGATCGAAGGCCGCGAGCCTTCTTGGTTACACCCCAGTATGAAGTATGAGCCAGGATTGGCTAGTAATAGAATCCTGATTAACATTCCGCCAAACCACGCCAAGTCGATTACGATTACAGTTGACTACGTGACCTGGCAGGTAGTACGCAATCCCAACTTTAGAGTTCTGATTGTTTCCCAGACGCAGCAGTTAGCTGCCGACTTTCTCTACGCCATCAAGCAACGCCTGACACATCCGATGTATGAATCACTCCAGCAGGCTTACGCAGCTGGCGTAGGGTTTAATTCCAAGAGCGCCTCGTGGCAAGCCACCCGTGTGACCTTTGGTTCAGAACTTCGTGAGTCTAGTGAAAAAGATCCAAACATCGAAGCCATTGGTATCGGCGGTCAGATCTACGGTAAGCGTGCCGATATGATTATCGTCGATGACGCGGTGACATTAAAGAACGCCAACGAGTTTGAGAAGCAAATCCGCTGGTTAACCCAGGACGTACGATCTCGTCTTAACCCTACAGGTAAACTTGTAGTCATTGGTACCAGAGTTTCTGCTATGGATCTATACCGCGAGCTTCGTAACGAAGACCGCTACCCTGGTGGACTGGTCCCGTGGAAGTACTTGGCAATGCCAGCGCTTTTGACTACGCACGAAGATCCTGACAAGTGGGAGACCCTCTGGCCTGCTAGCGATGCTCCATTTGATGGTCAGATGGAATCTGACAAGAACGAAGACGACCTTTACCCTAGATGGAATGGTCGCAACCTTTACAACGAACGCCAAGCTATGGATGCAAGTACCTGGGCTTTGGTATATCAGCAACAAGATATCTCAGATGATGCCATCTTTGATCCAGTATGTGTGCGAGGTTCTATAGATGGTATGCGTAAAGCAGGTCGCTTGGTTCCTGGTAACCCAGGCCATCCGCGTGATGTTAACGGCTTTTCTTTTATTTGTGGTCTTGATCCCGCTATGGTTGGTGATACAGCCGTCGTTTGTTACGCTGTTGATAGGGCTACACATAAACGCTATATCGTTGATGCTATTAAGATTACTAGGCCAACACCTGCTGCGATCCGTCAACTAATTTTTGACTGGACCGCCCTTTACAATCCTAGTGAGTGGATAGTAGAGAAGAACGCATTTCAATCTTTTTTAACGCAAGACGAAGGCATCCGTGCCAACCTTGCATCACGAGGAGTTTTATTACGTGAACACCATACAGGAACCAACAAGTGGGACTCAGGATTCGGTGTTGCCAGTATGTCCACTTTGTTTGGAACGAAGCAGCACGATGGTAAACATCATAGAGACAACCTTATCCATCTTCCTAGCGATCAAACAGAAAATGTCAAAGCTCTTATCGAGCAATTGATTACGTGGTCGCCTACTACTAAGGGCAAGACCGATATGGTGATGGCTCTGTGGTTCTGTGAGATTAGAGCACGCGAGATGCTCAACCAAGGTATGCACAAGACACACCATCTAAAAAATCCATTCCTGTCTCGTTTCGAGATGGGCAAGCGAACAGTTATCAATATAGATGAACTGCTTGCAGAAAAAGATCGTACATTCATCTAATAAGGAGATAACAATGGCAAACGGATCAACAGCAGACAAGGCACGCAAGGCTCGCAACAAAGCAGACGATGCTAAGTATGGTTTTGGTGAAGCAGAAAGAATTGCTAACAAAGTTGCTAAGACAGCAACTGGTAAAGATTTAACATACCAAGAAGAAGAGCGAGCAGGAAAAATTATCTATGGTCGTCGTGTAAGAGACACTGCACGCACTGCAGCTCGCGCAAATTTTATTGAACGTCGCACAGCAAAAAAAGCCTCATCTGATCGTATAAAGGCAGCAGTCGGTGGTGGCGCTCCTAAGAAGCAAGCACCTAAGCCAGCAACTAAAAAGGCAGCAGCTAAGCCAGCAGTAAAGAAGAAGGCTAAGTAATGCCAAATATGAAGAAGCCTGTAGTTAAGCCAAAGACAACACCAAAGGCTCCAGCTAAGAAGCCAGCAAAGATGACTCCACAGGATGCAGCAATGAAGAAAATCCTTGAGAAGAAGTACGGCAAGATCTACGGATAAGGAATTAAATTGTTATCAGTCAAAGAAGTTGACGCTAAGCTAGCACGCTTACGTACTCGCTCATCAGCGCGAGATCAACGTATGCGTGATGTGCTCTCGGTGCGTC